GGTGGCATCGTCTATTCTTCAGGGTAATGATACCAGTTCACCCCCGTTCAGCCAGGATGAGGGCGCGCATGGGCGTCGGCTGAAATGGGCCATTAGAGCTTTGGATAACGGTAAGGTAGCAGAAGCAACTTTCAAGGCAGTTGTAGGGGCTCTGGCACCTCTTTCACAGGCACAGATTGTACTTCAACAGGGTTCTTCACTTCGTAATGAGGTAGAGAAGTTGGTTGACGGCCTATCTCATGAGATGTAGAAATTGTGGATGAAGTTATGCACACTGCATAGCAATTAAGGTATTCCACACTAATCCACAATCGCAATCCACACGAAATCCACATGCGAAAATGTTGATTAGGCAGGGATTACGTCAGTTTTGCGCCTAATCACAAGTACTACTGTTACTAATATTTTTATTATAAATAGGTTAGAAGAATACCTGAAGGGGCAGATATGCCACAACCAAAAAAGATTCTGGGCAAAGTGAAGGTGGCTGATAAGTTGGCCAAGAATGCCCCCAAACGTTTAGGCCGCACCAGTACATCAATGACAGCGCCGAATCGCATGAAAAGCTCTATGCGTCAGTCGACTGTTAAGCGGACGAGGGCCTACTAATGTCGACAACTTATGTTGTGACGATTGATATCAAAGAGGACGGTCAACGGCTGTCCGGGTTCCCCATGGTCAAGACTGTAACAGTTGCGGAGACCAAAGGCAAGCAGGTTATTAGCCGGGCCGATGCTGACAATACGTTTACTGAGCTGCCTGTTCAGGAGCTTGGGTCAATTGAGCTGTTACTTGTGACCGCGGACCAAGCCTTTAATTTGAGATTCAATGATCAGTCAGATAGTAATTTGCCAGTCTCTTCGGGCGGACTTGTGTTGTTGGTGGATTGTGATATTCCAAGTGGTGCCTCTAATAAAGTGGCCCTTGAAAATGAAAGTGGGAGCGCTGCCGCGGTGACCGTGCTAAGTGGTGGCAGTTAATAGGATATAAAGGGGCAAAATGGACACCAGGGATGTAGAGTTCGCACCAGAGGAGCTGGAACAGCCTATTGATGCACAGGGCTTTTTTCGTTCAGTTGAGCAGCGCGATGAAGCACTTGGCGCGCTCGGAATGTGGCTGCGGAGCGAGATTGATCGGAGCAAAGCAGCCCGGTACCAGTTGGAGCGCCAGTGGGAAGACAATCTAAGGCAGTACGAGGGCGTCTCAAGGCGCCGAACCAGAAATGTACCAATCGAGAATGCTTCCAATCTGGAAATTACATTAGGTGCTATCGCGTGCGATGCGATCTACGCCCAAATGCTCAACCTGATCTTCCAAGTAAATCCATTGGTAACGATTCGGGAAACAGGCGAGCACGGTAAATATCGCCAGCATATCAAGGGTTTGCAGCGGTTCATTGACATCGTTACAGGTAAGATGGGCCTTCGACCAGCCGTTGAGAACATGCTGCTGGACAATATCCAGTTGGGCACAGGCGTCATTTATACCCGGTGGACTAAGACCCAGAAAAAGACGGTCGCCAGTACTGTGTTGCGCCAGGGTCCTATGGCCCGTGCGATTCCTATCGAGGATTTCTTTATTCCAGGCGGCGCCTATACCGATTTACAGCAGGAGCGTTGGGCTGGCTTCCGGCAGTGGCTTACTGAGCACGATCTGAACCTGCGTGCGCGTGACCTTGGATGGGATATTGAAGGTGTTCTTCCTACGGGTAATGTGGATCGCATTCGACAGATTAGAGAGAGACTCGGACGAACAAACGGGTTTTCTAGTCGTAAAGGTTCGACTGATCCGGCTGGCGGAGAGCTTTACGAGATTTTTGACATTTACGCGCTATACGATATCGACGGTGATGGGATTGACGAAGAGCTGTTGGTCACGTTTGACTACCAGACTCAAAAAGTTCTAAAGCTGATGTACAACCCCTATGAGCGGCGTCCATTTGATGCAGCTCGGTACCAATTACGAGGATTTATATTTTATGGGCTCTCAGTTATGGAGATGTTGCGGCCATTTCAAGAGGGCGCTAGTAATTTGTATAACCATTGGGTTGACAATAGTTTACTCGCAAACTCTCGATTCTGGATCGGACGTAACGGCGCAGTTCCGAATAACCAGCTCCGCATATGGCCTAACCGTTTTCTCCCAGTCGCCAACCCACGAGAAGACATCATGGCAGTGCCTATGGCTGATACCTTTCCGTCAGCTCCCGCTGCCCTTAGTCAAACCGTGTCTTTTGCTGAGCGCCGAGTTGGGATCAACGACCTTACTGCCCCAAGACCTAGTGCAGTGCTTGGCTCTCGCACTCCCGGTATTACCGCGCTCTCCATGCTGCAAAAAGCAAATGAGAGATTTGGTCCAGCATTTGATGGAGCCAGAAACGCAATTGCAGGCACAGTCAAGCAGGCTCTCTATCGCTACCAAGAACGCCTTCTAGCTCAGGACATGACTGTTGTTGATGAAATGACAGAAATGCTTGGTCCAGACCAGGCCAATTTGGTCATTGAGTTGTTGGGTAGAAAAGACTTTGACGATACGATTGCAGTTGAATTAACGGCAAGTTCGGCAAGTGTCAACAAAGAAACGGAGCGTCAGAACTGGCTGCTTTTGTTTCAGCAGGTTGTGGGTCTTGGCGAGAAGATCATGGGACTTACCCAACTGATCGAGAGCCCGCAAATGGGTCCGGTAACAAAGAACGTGGCCCAGCAGCTTGTGACAATTGCCAACGAATTGCTTGATCGGACCCTTCGGACGTTTGATCAAGTACGTGATCCTGGGGCGATGCTAATCAACTTACAAGCGGCCTTGGATGAGGCAGATCAGCAACAACCAGAGGATCAAATGGGCCAGTTAGCCGCTATGATGCAACAAGTTGGGATGCAGGCGGGAAGTGGCCAAGGAAGCGGACAAGAAGGAGGTATTGGTGGAGAACTCGCTGCCGCGCTGGGCGGAGGTGTTGGGTTCTGATCCCAAGCTACTCAATAGCTTTGTGGATTGGGTAGATGATCGGTGCGCCGAATACTCTGAGTCGTGCGCGATCCACGCGCAAGATATGGGAGATGTGAAGGGGTTCCGATTTATGATTGGCGAACTACGCGCCGTCAAGGCCATGGTGACATGGCAAACTGAGGAAAATCAAAGGAGAAATGATGTTTCAGAACTGGCGGAGACAAAACCACGTAGACGACGTGGAAGAAGAAACAACGGAAAGTGAGACTGCCGAAGAGGTAGTGGAGGAAACTCCATCACCCTCGTACATGACTGCTCAACAGGTCCAAGAAATGATGGACCGTCAGGCCCAGTTATTCAGTCAAGGCCTACAGGAGACAGTCGAGCGCTATGTGCCTCGGCAACGGCAGGTTGAACCTGAAGAAGAGCCGATTCATGCCCCTAGCCATGAGCAGCTCAAAGCTGCCCTTGAGGAAGGCGACTACGATACGTACATGAAGCTTCAGGCCCAGCGTGAGAATGCCATTTATCAGGCATCGGTACGTGAAGCTAATAAGCGTGTACGGCAGGCTGAGCAGGTTGGTATGCAGTTCATGGCTGACACGAACCGCCAACTTATAAAGACCCAGGTTCCAGACTATGAAAAATACTCAACTGAAGTCAATCAGTTAGCTGATTCTCTTGGACTTGACCCGGTAACCCGGACCAATGCGGTAGCGGTTGAGTGGTTGACTAACGCCGTGCGCGGCAAGCCAGAAAACATTGAGAAGGAGTTTGCTGCACGTTTGGAAGCACACAAGCGCAACGCCAACAGTAATGGTGTGACGCCAGACGTGTCTGGGCGGGGGCGCGTTCCTGCCGGCCAGCACATTGAGCAAGAGCCGACATTTAGTGCTTCTGCCTTACAAGCCCTTGAGTTTAGTGGCAAGCATCCGGAAGATGTAGCCCGTTCGATGGGCTATAAGAGCTGGGATGAGTATCAGTCAGTCGCAAATAAGGTGTACGCCCAAGACAAAAGCATACCTAAGTGGAAACGTAACAAGGGAGGCAAACGATAATGGCAGCAAAAACAATTACGAAAGAACAAGCCGAAGCTCAAAGTGATGTGCTTGAGCAGGCGGCTGAAGAGTCCTTACCGGCGCGTGGCCATGCCCGCCGTGAGGAAGAGTTGCGGCGCCAGGACCGGCTACAGGCTGAGGCAGAGCGCATTGCAGCTCAAATACAGGCGGGTACAGTAGACCCACGGCAATTAGATATCGTCAATGATATCGCGAACAAAACACAGTATCTCTCTGTGTCGAATCCGGACCCTGCCTTTGTCTATGGCTGGATGAGCAAAAATCGCCATGGACAGCATGTTCAGGCAATGCGCCAACTCGGTTGGACCACCGTTCAAGGTGATGACCCAGAGTGCATTGAGCTGAAGGGGACACTGGGCGGAACGTCACCTGGCACAACCAGAGAGCTGGGCGATGTTATTTTGATGAAAATCCCTCGTGAGCGTTACCTTGTGATCAAGGCTCTTGAGATTGCCAAACAACGTAACTTACAGAAAGCTTCAACATCGGCTCTGTACGAAATGGGCGAGAAGTACCGCAACAAGGGAATTATCGTGCGGCCCTTCCGCATGGAAGACCCGGACGGCGATCTGTCTGGCCCGGAAATGAAACCGCGGCGCTTTACCTCGAAAGAGAAAGCCATGCAGATGATGAGCGATCATCTCAAATCTGGCACAGTGCCCGGTATGGAAATCAATCAGTAGGAGTTTTATTAGATGCCTAGCGCAATTCTGCCAATTCAGTTGGCCGGCGGTATCGCACACCCCAGTGTGCCGGTTCTTAACATCAATCCTGGCGCACACGGAAGTGACGATGACACTTGGACCCGTGGCGCTATTTTGATCGAGTCAGGCAACACCGCGGGCGGTGTCGTAGAGAGCACATCCGGTGATGATCTGCCAACCTTGGGAGCAGTTATCGGTGTGGCTGCTCATAAGTGGGCACCCTCCGTTACCACTCCAACAATTGCTACGAAAGCTCAGATTATCCCGGCACTTCCCGGAATCATCTTTGAAGGCACACTTACGGATGCAGCCGGTACCTACGTTCTAGTAGCGACAGATATCCTTGCATCATACGGTCTGACCCGTGACAGCACCACTGGACTTTGGTTTGTGGCACAAGATGACACAACCGACCATCGCGTATACGTAATCCAAGCAGTCAGCGAAGTGGGTGACTTGTATCCCCGCGTGCGGTTTGTGTTCAAAACGAATGCAACTGTGTACTCTGCGGACGCTAGTAACTAATTTTTTTATTAATTAACGAAACGAGACGTATCGTATTTAAATAGGAATTGACAATGCCTCCGATTAGCAGACCAGGATTTAGCGAACTCTTACAGCCCGATCTTTACCGCGTCTTTATTGACACGGGCGAAGAAGCTCCTGTTGAGTTTAGCTCAATCGTAAACGTAATTGACATGCCTTATAACCCGGTCACCGATCAGCAGATCAGCGGCTTGGGCACCACGCCCGCCAAGGAAGAGGGCGAAGGATTTGACTTCGACGAACCTATCATGGGCGGAACCAAAGAGTATCTGGCGTCTCCCTACGGCTTGGCAGTTGAGTTTACTTATGAAGCGTGGAGAGACGAATTATACGGTGTGTTTCAGGAAATGGTACGTGAGCTTCGCCGGTCGTCTGACAACCGCTTGGAAGTAGACGCCCACACAGTGTTGAACAATGCCGCTTCGTCCAGTTTCACTGGATTTGACGGGCTGTCGCTGATCAACACGGCCCATACGCTGCTAGGTGGGTCCACCGCCTCGAATAGGCCTAGTGTCGACGTCCAGTTTAGTTTTACCGCAATTCAGGCTGCAATGCAATCGTTCCACAACATGGTGGACGAACGCGGCCTTCCGCGGTTGATGGCGCCTTCGCTGGCTCTCGTAACTCCGGAATACATGCATGATGCGCGTGAAATTCTCGGTTCGAGTGGCAAGCCCCTGACAGCGAACAACGAAATCAACAGCTTGATTGCTGATGACCTTGGATGGATGGTCTCCCATTACTTGACCACCAACACCTACTGGTTCCTGCTTGCTCGCCAAGGCGTTCACGATCTGAACTTCTTCATTCGTGATGAGCCCGTATTTGATATGTTCGACGACCCACGTACCAAAAATGCGGTCGCGACAGTCTACCAGCGCCATGTTGCCGGCTTCGGTACCTGGCGTGGTGTCTTCGGCTCAACTGGCGCGTAACAATAAATGGGATAGGTGAGGGGGATTCGTCCCCCTCCTTCGGGGAGAATTAAACAAATGCCTCTTACTAATTTCCCAAATGGGATTAGTTCTTTTGGTATGCCCGTGCTGCCTTCCGTGGCCGGCGGACAATCCACAGGAAATGTCTTCTTTGTTGACTCTGGCCACGCCTCAGCCGGCAACATTGCGGGCGGTGGCTCGATTGACCGGCCATTTACCACGATTGACTTTGCCGTAGGCCGTTGCACTGCTAACAATGGTGACATCATCTATGTTATGCCTGGCCATGCAGAAAACATCAGTGCGGCCACTAGCCTTGTAATCGACGTGGCTGGTATCCGTATCGTCGGTTTGGGCCAAGGCCGCAGCAGGCCCGTCCTGACTTTCACCGCAACGGCTGGCTCGATCGAGATGGATGCGGCCAACTGCTCCTTAGAGAACGTTGTCCTGGTATCTAGCGTCAGTGCGGTTGTGGTAGGTGTCAATGTTGACGCGGCTGACTGCTCGCTTGTCGGTGTCGAGTTTGACTACGACGCAACTGGTGACGATTTCGTCACTATGGTCGATATCGATGCCGTATCACGCGCTACCGTGCGTGGTTGCCGCTTCATTGCCGAAGACGGTGTGACCGGTTGTGCCGAAGCGATCCGTCTTGACACGGCCCACGAAGCCGTAGTTGAGGGCAACCTGTTTACTGGCGACTTCACCGACGCCTGTATCGTATTCGAAGGCG